GAAAAACTTTATTGTTGATGGTAAATTTGATTACAAATTATTAATTGAAGAAGTTAGAAGAGCGGTTAGAGCGTTGAACAACGTTATTGATAAGAACAACTATTCAACTGAAAAAGGTTTGAAGGGCGGACTTGAACAAAGAGCAATTGCGATTGGTACTCAAGGGTTAGCAGATGTATTCTATTTAATGGATTACATTTTCACATCTGAAGAGGCAAAAATTTTAAACAAAAATATATTCGAAGCTATCTACTTCGCGGCTATCACTGAAAGTAACGACTTGTGTAAAAAAGGTATTAGAAAACCGTATAAATTCTTTGAAGGGTCACCAATGTCTAAAGGTATTTTCCAATTTGATATGTGGGGATTAAATGAATCTGAATTATTTTTGGATTGGGTAACTTTAAAAAATGACGTAAAAGAATATGGAGTTTGTAACTCACTATTCACGGCTCAGATGCCAGTTGCGTCTTCAGCTAAGATTACAGGTTCATTTGAAATGACAGAACCCGCTCACTCAGCGTTATTTAACAGAAGAGTTGTTGGTGGTGAAATCATGATTGTTAACAAATACTTAATTAATGATTTTGAAAAAATAGGGGTATGGTGTGAAGATTTGAAAAATGAAATCATTGTGAACGAAGGTTCAATTCAAAACATTAACTTTAATCAATACCTTGACCCTGAAGATAGAAATTACAATAAGAAGGTTAAGAGAATTGAACACTTGATTCCAAAATACAAAACGATTTGGGAAATTTCACAAAGAGAATTGATTGATATGGCGGCGGACAGAGCTCCGTTTATAGACCAATCACAATCTATGAACATCTATATGAGTAATCCTACGTTGTCTAAAATCACATCATCACATTTTCACTCGTGGGAAAAAGGTTTAAAGACATTATGTTACTATGTTAGAACAAAGGCGATTTCAACAGGAGCAAAACACTTAGCGGTTGATTTATCTAAAGTACAGAAACCAAAACAAACGGTGGAAACTCCGAAGATAGATTACACCAATATGAATTTACCACCAAAACCTGAGGGTATTGAAATCGAGTGTTTCGGTTGTTCATCTTAATAAAATAAATAATCCCGACCAACATCGGGATTATTTATTTTGTGCTATTTATAAGGAAAAACGAGGGTATTATATTTATAGTTATGGCAGATGGAACTACATATGGTATTAATTTTCCTTTTAGAGATTCTAAAAGAGGGGATTACTTACAATTAACAGAGTTTGAGGCTCAACAGATTAAAGCGGATTTAGTTCACTTATTATTAACCAGAAAGGGAACAAGATATTACTTACCTGATTTTGGAACAAGATTATATGAATTTTTATTTGAACCTTTTGATGGTCTTACATTTGATGCTATTCAATCTGATATCAGAGAAGCGGTATCAAGATACATGCCAAATTTACTATTAAATAATATCTCAATCACACCCGCAGACCCAATGGAAGAAGTGGATATTGCGGAAGGACAAAATATAGTAGGGACTAGTGAGTCACCAATTTATAGGTTTCCTGGAAAAGGGACTTCAGAATACACTGCAAAAATTAAAATAGATTACTCAGTAGATAGTAACACATTTGCTCAGAGTGATTTTGTTATTATTAATATTTAATATAGATGGCAAATCGTAAAATATCGTATACAACCAGAGATTATCAGGGTATAAGAACTGAATTACTAAATTATGTGAGAACATATTACCCTGAACTTATACAGGATTTTAATGACGCATCGGTATTTTCGGTCTTTTTAGATTTGAATGCAGCCGTAGCCGATAACTTACATTACCATATCGATAGAAGTATTCAAGAGACAGTCCTTCAATACGCCCAACAAAGGTCTTCAATTTATAACATAGCAAGAACCTATGGCCTAAAATTACCGGGGCAAAGACCTTCAGTTGCTCTTGTCGACTTCTCAATTACTGTACCGGCATTTGGAGATAAAGAAGACGAAAGATATTTGGGTACATTAACAAGAGGTTCACAAGTAACTGGTGCAGGTATTGTATTTGAAAACATATATGATATTGATTTTACTTCACCATACAATGCTCAAGGTTTTCCAAATAGATTAAAAATACCTAATTTCAACGCCAATAATGTTTTAATTAATTATACAATTACTAAACGAGAACTGGTGGTCAATGGTATAACTAAAGTATTCAAAAGAGTTATTAGTCCAAATGATGTTAGACCATTTTTCGAATTATTCTTACCTGAAAAAAATGTTTTAGGTATCACCAGTGTATTACTTAAAAGTGGTACCGAATATACTAACATACCAACAAGTGCTGAGTTCTTAGGTGTTTCAAATAGATGGTATGAAGTTGACGCTTTGGCTGAAGATAGAGTATTCATAGAGGACCCAACAAAGGTGTCGGACCAACCAGGAATTAAAGTTGGTAGATATATTCAAACTCAAGATAGGTACATTAGTGAGTATACCCCTGAAGGGTTTAAGAAGATGACATTTGGAGGTGGTACCAATACAGCTCAAGATGCTTTAAATCAATTCACAACATTAGGAACTACATTAGACTTACAAAGATATTCAAACAATTTCTCATTAGGTTCAGCATTAACTCCAAACTCAACACTATTTGTTCAGTACAGAGTAGGTGGTGGTTTGGCAACAAACTTAGGTACCAATGTAATTAATCAAATTGGTACAGTATCGTTCTATGTTAACGGTCCTTCAGAATTAACAAATTCTTCGGTAGTTAACTCATTAAGGTGTACCAACGTAACTGCGGCAATTGGTGGAGCAGGTCTCCCGTCTTTAGAAGAAATTAGAAACTACGTCTCATTTAACTTCTCGGCTCAGAAAAGAGCGGTTACAGTTCAAGACTATGAGTCTATAATCAGAAATATGCCATCAGAATTTGGAGCACCTGCAAAAGTTTCAATAACTGAAAATAATAACAAAATATTAATTCAGTTATTATCTTACGACACTTCAGGTAAATTAACCAATATTGTTTCTGACACTTTGAGACAAAATGTTGCAACATACCTATCAAATTATAGAATGATGAATGACTACATTTCAATCTTAACCGCTGAGGTTATTGACCTTAGCATTGATGTTCAAATTGTATTAGATTCTGCTCAAAACTCAGGACAAGTTATTACAGATGTTGTTGATAAGATTTCGGCGTACTTTAACCCACAAGTAAGGGAATTAGGTCAAAACGTATATCTTTCTGAATTAAGAAGTATTATCCAAAATCAAAATGGGGTATTAACTGTTGCAGGAATTAATGTTTACAATAATGTGGGTGGTCAGTATTCTTCAGCAGAAACCTCAATGGAATATTCAAATCCTGAAACTAAAGAAATTGCTCCTGTTGATGATACGGTATTTGCTCAACCCTCACAAGTATATCAAATTCGTTATCCAAACAAAGACATTAGAGTTTCGGTTAAAAATTTCCAATCAGTTACCTTCTCTTAATAGGTTTATTCTCGAATCGTTTAGTTTATAATTTTAAAAGAGTGTGTTTATACTTTAAAATTAACACATAAACTATTTATAAATTAAAGACATTACATGGGTCAATCATATAGAATAAAAACTGAACTCGGGGCTAACAAAACGATTAATATACAGTTAGACCAAGACTTTGAGTTTTTGGAAATTTTATCGTTAAAGATACAACAATCTGATGTTTACACAAGAAGTTGTGCGGATTATGGTGTTCTTGTCGGTAGGGTAACCGCTAATAATGGTTTAGGGTTACCTAATGCTCGAGTATCTGTATTTATACCTGTTACTCCAATAGATGAGTCAAACCCATTAATTTCAAGTATATACCCTTACAAGTCTCCAAGTGATAAAAATGAAGATGGGTTTAGATATAATCTTTTACCATACGAAAATTCTTATTCCACTCACTCGGCAACGGGGACATTACCGACAAGGTCTGACGTGTTAATAGATACAACCGCGGTTGAAATTTTTGATACGTATTATAGATATACAGCTAAGACAAATGAGAGTGGTGATTACATGATAATGGGAGTTCCTTTAGGGGAACAAAATATTGTTATGGATGTTGATTTATCGGACATTGGTGAGTTTTCATTAACACCACAAGATTTAATAAGAATTGGTCTTGCGAGTGAAGCTCAAGTTGCGGGCAGTAGATTCAGGTCGTCAACAGATTTAAATTCATTACCTCAAATAATTAATCTAACTAAAAATGTTGACATATCTCCTTTATGGGGTGACCCAACAGTCTGTGAAATTGCAGTAAACAGATTAGACTTTGATTTAAGAGATGATGCGAACGTGGACATCCAACCAACCTCTGTGTTTATGGGTTCAATGTTTTCAACAGCGGATAGTTTTAGGTTAAGGGCTAATGCTAGACCAAGAGATAATATGGGAAACTTATGTTCTTTAACTACGTCTCCAGGTCAAATATTGGCAATTAGACAAACAATCCAACAAGACGAAGATGGAAATCCTATTTTAGAAGAATATGAATTAGAACAATCGGGTAATGTTATTGACGGTAGTGGAACGTGGTTAATCGAATTACCAATGAATTTGGATTATTTCATTACCAACGAATTTGGGGAAAAAGTACTTTCAAATGACCCAGCTGTCGGAATACCAACTAAATCAAAATATCGATTTAAGATTAAATGGTCTCAGCCAAACGATTTAACCTTACAAACAAGAAGGCCTTATTATTTGGTTCCAAACGTTAAAGAGTATGGGTGGGGAACTTCTCCATCCTCCGACCCATCTCCATCAGTGTTATTTCCTTTAGTTAATACTAATGAAAAAAGACAGCAACAAAGTTCATATTATTTTGGGTTGGTATGGAGTGGATATACTAACGGATTTATAGGACAATCAAGAATTGACAGACTTAATGAGATTATTGATTGTGAAGACACGTTCTATGAATTTCAATATAACAGAGTTTACACTGTGTCTTCGTTAATTGACCAATTTAAAAAGGGTAGAGGGAATGGTAAATTTATTGGTATTAAAGAAATTGACAGCCAAGATTGTGAAGATAGTGTAAATAAGTTTCCTGTTAATGACGGGTTTAGGAATTTTGATTTCCTATTCTTTTTATTTTCAATAATTTTTACTGTAATACAACCAGTTGCGTTAATTACGTTAACTGTTGCTCACATATTAATTTTTCTATATAATTTAGTTATTCAAGTAATATGTTGGATTTGTGGTACTAGAATACCAATTATTAAAGTTTACCCGTTCAGATGGATTTGCAAAGCGTTAAATATTAATTGCAATAAGAAAGATTATACGATTAGACTACCAATGATAACCTATCCTGAATGTCAGGCTTGCGAGTGTTCTCAAAATTTAAAAACATCTAGAAATGCTGGTCAAAATGAAACAGGGTCAGGTATTTTAAGTTACGTGTCCTCGCCTGATTCATATTATGATTTATTGGCGTCAGTTAAATTTTCAGCAGACACTGAAAATGGGGATGACCTATCTATAATGAACTCCGAGGCAATTGCTGGTATGGGACTACAACAATATATTGGAGATACAACAAGGTATAAAATACCTCTTTCACAAGAATTAATTTCAAGAACAGTTCTTTCTACTGACTTACCAATCGGTGAAAGAATCAATATTTTTAATAATAGAAGTTCTTACTTTAACGGAGAAAATAAAATAAAATTAACATTTGCAAAAGATAATAATCTTGGAAAATATCATTATGATAATACAATAACAGTACTGTGTCAAGAACAATTTGAGGCTGGAGACCTTTTGACTTTTGTTAATTTAAGTGCCACCACAGACACAAATTACCTTTATAGTGCTTCAACTGCGGACGGTATTATAACGGGTATTAGTGGGGAAACGTATAACGGCAGTGGCGCAACATATGTAGACATTTCATATGCAACAACCCAAACAACAAATATTGTTACTCCTGTAAGATATGTACTTCCTTATGGTTCTGAAGAAACGAATTATAAATTCCCTTCAGATGTGGAATATTATCAGGTAGTGACTGCTATAACTGTATCAGACGCTGCGAAGATATGGAATAAAAACACTACACAGTCTTTTGGTGATATATTATACGCTAATAGTCAAACGTTACGTTATGTTTATGTGGATTCTAATTTTTTAAGAAGTAGTAAATGGGAAATAGAAACCACTGAAAATATTAGTCCGTATGAATATTTTACTGATGGTGGTAGTCAATATATTTTAGTACTCCAACGAGGAGTGGACCCATATTCTCCAAAATATGCTAATGAATATAGTCTCGGTAATTTATTTGGAACGAATGAAAACGACCCTAATTGGACATTTACTGCCAATACTAGAATAAACATACCAATTCAAAAAGTTAATCAGAGTAGTCCCACGATTCAAAACTACAATCAAGATGAGATGTATTTTCAGTCATATTTTTTCAAACCAGGGACAACAACTACACCAACAGCGGGACAATCCTTCACAGGATTTACAACTACCAATACCGCGTATTATGGATTACTTGACTCAACAACGGCAACAAGACCTAATAAAACCACAATAAGTTCTGGTAAGGTGATTACAATAACTTCAAATGGGTTTTACACTTCAAATGAATCCGCATCGAAATACGATTTATCTGAAGATGTTAGTGGGGCTGCATTCATAAGTAGTAATAATTTTAACATACTTAAATTAAGTAATCCATTTTTTAATGAGTTAGGTTATTCATACTACACTAAAACATTTTTTAGTACAAATCCAACTATGACAATTAGTAATGATGTTAAAAATATTTTAAGAACAGATAGACTTCCATCATCAGACGGATTAGATGGCTCTTCATTTATTAATAACCCATCGTTACTACAACAAAATAATAATTTCAGTGTTTACTTAATTAACACTGATTCCGAGGATATTACATCAGATGCGTTTTCAACAGGTGCTCAGACAATAACTCCTGACTTAGAAGGACTTCCTAATGAGATTACTGTAATAGAAAGTTTCAACTGTGAGAGTATGGTTGGATTAGACTGTTACACAGGATTTGGAGATAATTTCACGATTAATCAACAATGTACTACCAAAGACGCTGTTGAGGGAGGATGTTACATGTTTTTGAGAAGACCATTACTTGATTTAGGTAAAGACATCAGTAATTTCGGAGAATGGGGGTTCAGATTTAGATTTTTCTATGGGTTGTGTCGAGGAGTACTTTCTCAATCCTTTATGAATAATTGGATTAATGGTTCGTTATATATGTTCCCATTACAGGTAAACACTTATTATGATAGTAAGAATAAACCTGAATATCCAAGGTTTGCCAACGAAGTTGTTTATTTCAATATGGATAGTAATAATTTTTATTATAGAAGTAGTCCGTGGAGTGATAGTTTAAACAAATTTATTGGTAAAAGAACAGGGAACGTTGGAACACTAAATGATTTAAATTTATTATTTCCAACCACAATCATAAATTTAGGAATGAAAGATTACTTTTATTCCGAAATAACCTTCGACTCATCAACAAAAGGATATATAATACCGAATATTGATTCTACAAGTTATGGGGACACTTCGGACTTAGTTAATCTATTTGTAATCTCTCGTATTACGGATAATTCATTTTTATCTAATATAATACCATTGGGTGACAATTCTCTAAATCAATTATTTTCAAGACCCGAAAGACGAATTGATGGCGACTTAGCTCAACTTATGTCAATAAATTCGGAGATAGGTAATGTAAATTTCTCACCTGAATACTACAATATTAGACCTGGAGCAATTAACCCAACAAACATATTAGGTACAAGTGAAGACCCAATTATGGCTGTATGGTTTTCATCAACAACTCAAGATTTACAAACTAAAGACTACCTAACACCTGGTAGAATTAATTTTAGAGGTTCGGACAATGTTGGATACTACCCATATCCGTATGGTATTAAATCACAATTAGTACCATTTTATCAGTGGAAATTAAATCCTGATAGTAGTACGATTTTTGGAAACCAATTAAATGATTGGGCAACCACCCCCCAAGACATTATTCAGAATAATTATCAAGGGTTAGATAGGTCAACAACAAATACTAAGTACTTTCTAAATGGAACATCTATAGCTAATGACTTAACCGCTAGAGGGTACATATATAGTGTAGACGGAAATGTAACAAGTTACCCGACTGTAGGAGGGAAATACACCTCAACACCACAAACTTCAAGTAGATTTTTAGTTGGAGCACCATTCCAATTCTATTTCGGTGTGGTTAAAGGGCAATCTGCTTTAGACAGATTTAAAACAAAATACTCATTAGATGAATAGATATACAATAGTTCCAAGTGGTTTAAAGTATAAGGGTGCACCATCTGTTAATCAGAAAATTTCGATTAATCTTGACGAACAAAGTCAGGAAATTACCGAGTACGACAGAAGTGCTACAGTAAGTCTCGCTCAAGTGTATGACGATGAAAGACAGGTATGTACTATTTTTAGACCTACATTTAAAGTCACTTATTTATACGATAACGCTTATACAGGTACTACAGGTTATATACCATTTCGAGATAATCTTTATTACACTTCTCCCGAATCGTCAAAACAAAGTGGTATTTGGAGGGGGTTTCCACAGTATTATGAGTTTGATTTTTATAGACCCGATGTTAAGGACCAATACTTTCAATATAAAGCTAAAAGTGCTTACACATACAATTGGACATATTATTTAACTTATCCTTCAGATAATGATTACGATAAAGAATTAACATATTATTCAAGTGACTCTAACGATATTACTTGGAAGGCTAGTGATGGTATTGCGTTTACAATTACTAATACATCACAAAATGGTAATGGGTTAATTTCATTTACTTGCGTTGCTCCTCACGGACTAACACCAAATGAGTATGTTGAGTTATCATTAACTTATAGAAATTCAAACATCTTTCAAGTGTATTCACTGGGGACTGGATTATTCGGTACAGATGTGTATACGTTTAATGTATTAAACATTGGGTATACGGGCACAACATTCAATAACGGTACTACAGGTACTTTTAAACGAGTGATTAATCCTGATAATTTAACGGAAACAAGGTCAGAGTATTATGTTAAACAGTATAAGGTACTAACTAACCTAACTGATTTAGCGGTTACTAAAGTTGGTTTTGAAAAGAATGTTTTTGGGGAACAAATGAAGTTAGAATACAGTTCAATAACCCCAAACAATGTTACGAGAGTTTCACAAAAATCTAGTAGTAACGCCTATAACTTCACATCGAATTACGATATTGATTTGGCAGGATATAGAGATAACCAAATGAGACCATTGTCTGAGATTAATCTTACAATCATAAATAAAGGGTTCTCAGGATATTTTAATATGCCTTTTGATGGTATTGGACTAAAACAAGGATGGGAGTTTAATTTGTCAAAAACAATTAATCCTTGGTGGAGCGATAATAACCAAAAATCAAACACAACAATTCCTGTTTCGGGATATACACTAACTAATGGTGAAACCAAAAGTTTCTTCTATAACTTGGATTTAAAAAAGGATGATATCATGGATGGAGATTTTTGTGAGTGGAATGACTACGAACAGGCGGAAAGAGTTGTGTCACCATATTATCACAAAATGAAGTTCAATCAAACCGTATTTGCAACTACCACGGTACCAACAAACAACGCTCCAGGGTATTATTATAAACCACATAATCCCATGACTTTAAGAGTATTTTCAGATTATATTGAAACTGCGGATATTGGGTTTTTAGACCAAGCGCCTAGTTGGTCGTTTTATTCTTCGGCTGACCAACAATTTAGATGGAGAGATTTATATACTTATGGTTTTGTAGATAATCTTGATAGAGGTGTTGAATACCCGTTTTTTAATACTGCCCATTATCCGTTTAAAAATGTTGTATTTAGACTAATACCTGAGGGGATAAATTATAACGAAGTTCAAAGTGACTTCTCATTTAAACCGTTAATTGATGAGTGTGAATAAATTTATTATTAGACAAGATGGATTTGATGATAAACAAATCAACATTCCGGTAGAACTTAAATGGGACTACTTGGGATTAGATATGGCTATTGATGAATACGAAACAAACATTGTGACAGAAGTTATCGGTGTCGGTAGAGATTTTGAAATCTCAAGGTTTGCTCATGCCCCTGCAACAGGAACAACGAATAACACCGAAATCAACTATGAGTTTTATTTCTATTCAGGTGGTTCGATGAATGACATTAATAATTGGAGAGTTAACTATCTAAGTGAAGGGTTTACACCTCAAGAGGTTTATTACTACGAAAACAATTTCACTAACTCATTTTTTAAGTTGGATTTTTACGACACTCCCGATGAAAAGAAACAAACTAATTATTTAACAGTTATTCTACCAACACAACAAGGGTTGAAGATGGACACTCAGATGCAAAGAACGTTGGTATCAATTAAAAAACCTGAATTTGTTTTAGATTATGTTGGAGATAAGGAAGGGTTTTTCCTTTATTGGTTAAAGAAAAGAACATTTTTGGATATCGATACCTTTTACATGAGCGCCAAATTTTTTAATGCCAAAACAGGTCAGTTTACGACAATGATGACGGGTAAAGGAACAACACCGTTTGACTTAACCGACGGACCACAAGCCCTGTTTGGAGTAGGAACAAATAAATACGCTTTCGATAATACACAATTTTTATACTATACGGTTAAGTTGGATTACCCAACTCAAACGTACCAAGTTTTTAATACATACGGTCAAAGATTAGGGACTAATTTACCCATAAAATGGTATGAATATGTAAATCCATAACAATGTCAGATTACTATAAAATAACGGTATCACCCGAAAACGTTGCGAGAGACTTATCCGTTGTGGATTACGATGGAACTCCTGTTGGAGTTTATTCTGCGATGACTAAAGTAGTTAGTTCGGGTCCAAACGGAGCGTCATTGTTAACAAATTTAAGCGTACCAATCCTATTTAGACAAACAGCGGCAGATTCGGGTTATTATAGTCCATTTGATGGTGCGGTTCTTCAAAAAGATGTGGTAACTAATTTTTTATTTTCATCAACAACGGAATTACCATACGTTTATAACATTTACAATACTTCAGACCAATTTCAAAAATTTTTGAACTTGTCTTCATATCAAGTAGATTGGGGTGATGGTACGCCAAAACAAATAATAACGAATTATACGCCAAACACACTGAACCATACATATCCATCGGAGACGAAAGAATACATTATAACCATGGAACAAACAAATCCGTGGGGAGTAACTAAAGTTTCTAAAAAAATAAATACACCATTCACTAACCCAACAATTTATAACCCAAACGGAGAGGCATTTTTTGCTCCTTCATCAGGTAATTGGGTGGGAACACCCGTGTCATACGATTACATATTTTCAGGAGATGCGGTTAATGTAGTATCAGCACAAACATCAATTAACTACGTCACAATACCATTTACCGTTTCTGGGATTACCAAATCCCGAGTAAATGAGTTATCCCAATATGGGTCACCAAAATTTCAAGTCGGAGTTCCTGTCATTTCTAACGGACAAATATGGGGAGCAATTTCAAATATCAATCCAACATTTACTGCTTACACTATTACGGGTGTTGACTATTATGATTATAATGATGGGACTACAATCTTTTTTCAACAATCTTCAGGATTAACTGAAAATAATTTACAGGCAAGTCCAATAACTAAAGATGAAGTTTTATTAAAAGTTGTTGACCAAGCTCAAGTACAAAGTAACGTATTTGTCGAGAGAGGTAAGAACAGTGCCTATGAAAGAGTGATGAGAATGGGTGAGGTGGATAACTTAGGAGATATGATAAATTACGGTTATGGATTTTTTAATGTCGAGAATAAAGAAAGAACCTAATTGAAAAAAAGAACTAAACTATTTATAAACTAAATAAGATAATATGGCAATCGGCTCATACGGTACAATAAGACCTTCAGATGTTTCACCACAAGATGTTGAGATAATCATGAACTACACTCCAACAAGAGATGTGACAGACCAATTCGTGCTTACGAAATTGGACGCACAAACCCTACTTAGACCTTATTTCGCTAATACGGAGACAGGTGGAAACGCAGGTGTTGAGGTTTTAGGGGGGTTATATAACTTAATACTACCTGCAAATCAATTTAACGCATTAGGGATATACACGCTTTATTTAAGGCCTGCACAAATAAGAACAGTTATTACAGATTGCGGAGTTCTAAGCGCACTACCAAATGTTAAAGGTATTATAATAGATATTAGTAACGTCCCAACGGAATATCAAAACAAATTCGTACCTCAAGGACTTGTTGGATTTAGAATTGAATATTTGAATCCTGACGGTTCTAAGATACCTAATTTTTTTAGAGTTGTTACTTCAAGTTTTTATTGTGAACCAGTTGTAACAAACGAAGTAAATACTTCTCAAAAATCAATTAGATATAGATATGTTGATGGAGATTCAAACCTTATTTTCTTAACCCTATCACCGTCATCTTCACCGACAAACAAACCAAATGCAACTCCATTTATTGGACAGCCGAATCAAAACATTATTATAACCAACACATTCTTCAATCCAATAACATTGGAGGTAGAAATGGTTGAATACGATATATCATCACTTGCAATTGCACTTTACGGTAATCAAACTAAATCTATTGATGATGGTATCTACACAATCTACGACAGTCAAAATAATATCTACAGACAATACAACTTGTATGAGATTAGAGACCAATTTAATGCATTGTTATATGAGGTTAGACAGAATAGAAATGATAATATTGATTTTAGTAAAAACTTTACAAACATAACAACCTAATGGCGATAACGCAAAAGAATACAAAATACTTTTACCCCCCAAGACCTGGTAGTGGGGCGGCAACCTTTTCTGACAACATTGTAGGATTACAAACAGTAGAGGGTGGTGGGCTTACGCAAGGTAACTTTGAGTTCACAACTTCAGTTGTTGAAAAGGTTAATAGGACCTTTAGTGTTGGAGCGTTTTCGGAACCAATTAGTTTAGGTGATTTAGATATTAATGATTTAACTGAGAGTAGAAGAATTATGGCAACTCAGTTTAGGGTGTACCCAAACTACGACGTGTCACAAGTTTTAAACTTCTCAATGTACGGGTCTTTAAGTAAAAGATTTCAAGTTTCAGTTACAAAAATAATTAATTATTTTCCCGCAGCATTAGATGTTATATTTACTAACTTAGATTTTATAACAGGTGCAACTGCATTTGATATTGATTACGATTCAGTGCAAGACGAGACATACTTCAAAGTTGATGTTGATAGAATTAATAATCCATTCGACATTGATTATTCAATAAGTGCGTCAACTAATTTATCTGTTAGAGAAATAATTGTGTCACCCTACAGGAACTTATATAATACTTACTTAGACTACGCGGTCAGTATTAACGGTAACATATATAACATTGTATCATTTACACCGTCAGAGACATTGTCAACGGGATACTTACAATTTTATGTATCAGGCTCACCATTTGGCGCAACCGCAACAACTTTTAATGAAAACTTTCAAATAAGACCAAACGACTTTATTGTTGATAAGATATTTTCCGAAGACTTTGATGAAGTTGAGAAATTCTTATTAAATCGACTTGTTAGACCTGAATACACGGCGGTTTTCCAAGTGCCGGCTCAAACAGAAAATGGTGAGTTTTACACTAACTATCAATCGGTCACATGGCCTAAAGATGGTGAGTGGAACCTTAATATTAGGTCGTTTTTATTTGACGACTACTTAAATAGTTTAGAGTCTATTGCGATAAATTTAGATTCATTTAAGAGTAATTTCTTATCAAGGTTCTTGGTAACAGACTCATTAAAAGAGTTTGATACTATGGGACAAAAAGTTGAAAAAATATTTCAAATTTATGGTAGAAGTTTTGACCAAGTTAAACAATTCATTGATGCGTTAGCGTACATGAATTCCGTTAGTTATAATCCATCAAATGATATACCATCACAATTACTTGTGAATTTAGCTCAAACGTTAGGGTGGACATCAAATTTTTCACCGATAACTAACGAAGACTTTTTAAGTTCTGTTTTTGGGAATACAACAACACCAACATACCCTGGATACGCCAGAGCGTTAACCCCAACGGAATTAAACTATTCGTTTTATCGAAACTTAATTTTGAATGCAGCATACCTTTTCAAATCTAAAGGAACAAGAAGGTCTGTTGAGTTTATGATGAGGTTAATCGGCGCTCCAGATTCGTTAATTGAATTTAACGAGAATATTTACCTTGCGGACCAAAAAATTAATTTAGACCAGTTCTACACACAATGGGCAAGAATTTCAGGTGGAACTTATGTTGATAATATTCCATCATATTTGCCGGGACAGACATATAAAATTAAAGGACGTGTTTATTCAGGGTTTACTTCAACGGCAACTTATCAGAATGCTAACGTTGAGTTACAAGACTACCCAATAGATAATTTAGGTTTTCCATCGGCACCAATTAATACTGAAGATTATTTTTTCCAAGTGGGTGCTGGATGGTATGAAGTTACACCGCAACATAGAAGCCCTGACCAAGTTAAAATTACAGGAAATATTTATACTGGACAAAACTACGACATTCAAACTACCTTATCACCATTTACTTATGGTCAAGAATATTTAAATAGATTTAGAGATTTCCCGTACATGACTGAAGGGTTTAAATTAACTAAAATAGTTGATAATAATAAGTCATGGTTGGAAGAGGATAATAGAATTAGGGTGTCAACTAATGCGGATTACAACGCATATTATTATGTTGATAATGAGAAATTGGTAATGAACGTTAAAAACGTTGATTTGTTCTTAAACCCAGCACAAGGTCTTGTATATGATGTTTGGGACCAATCAAGAAGATATGACTATCCAATACCTGAATCAGGTTTGACGGTCGGATATCCTGTTCCAGGTGGAGTTGATTGGACATTCATTAAACCTGAACCAAAAAAGAAAACATTCTTTGAATTCTCTCAAACCTTTTGGGAAAATATGATTAATGTTAGAAATAGACAATATATCTCAGATGGTAAGACGGGGGGATACCCTACCTTACAATCTATTTGGTGGAAATACATTGAATCGGAAGAAACAGTCGGTTTACCAAATAACAAATATACGTATCAAAAATTAATCGATTACGTGAACGGTATTGGTCCTTATTGGATGAAGTTGGTGGAACAAATGATTCCTGCAACAACTATTTGGAATACAGGTGTTAAAATGGAAAACTCAGTTTTACATAAACAAAAGTTTGTTTATAGAAGACAAAGAGGATGTCAGTTTATACCAGTACCTGTTGACCCTTGTTATATCATATCAAACATATTCGATTATACTTGTACAACGGAATATACGGATTTTAACATATATCCATGGTTAAATGATGATATTAATGTTAGTAACTTTAGTGGGATTTTATCGAATAGAGTGAATTCAATGTTAGCATCAAGTGGGCTCACCCTAAATGACTGTGTTCAAAACTCAGTTGAAAGTAGTTGGTATGTTGATTTACGAATAGGTGGTGATATTCTTATACAAGAATTGTTTTACACGGGGTATGGGCTAACTGACGTACCTTCAAATAGGGTTTGGAGAAATGCTTTAATTCAGTACCTACCATTATTATATGATTTTGGATATACATATTATTTAAATGGAAATTTTTTAACAATTACAAGTTTAACGTGTACAGATAGAAATCTTGATGAAATTCTATCGTTAAATTCGGGAATAAACATCAGTATAAATTGTAGTGGTAACTAATGGCAGAATTTAATTATAATATATCCGTAACAGGGGATTGCAGTAATAATGGTAGTGGTGCAATAGAATTGTCTTTATTTGGAGGAACACCCCCTTATACCGTGCAATGGCAATCACCTTTAACTCAAACAAATGTAGTAACAATAGAGCCGTCTGTGGTCACAGGACTTAACGCATCAACATATAATGTTAGGGTTAATGATAGTACATTACCTACTAACTTAGAATTTTTTATCAATATTCCGGTTTCAAATGGAGTATGTGCAACAATTCTTAATGTACAAAATACAACATGTAATTTTTTTAATGGGTCCGTTACAGGAACATCAAGCTCACAATATTCATCGACAAATTTTTATTTGTTGGGAATAAATGATTCCGTGGTTCAATCTGCAACAACAAATACATCTGAAATTGTATTTGCGGGATTAAGTGCTGGAACGTATTATATAATTGCAGAAGATTTAGGAGGGTGTACAGGTGCAACACAAAGTTTTATAATTGACACTTCTGAAGAATTTAATTTTGGTTTATATGTGGTCCCTAATTCTAGTTGTGGTGGAATACCTATCGGTAAGATTATCGTGACTGGAGAAACAGGACAAGCTCCATTCTCATATCTTTGGAGTAATGGTCAAACAGGGAGTACAATTACAGGATTAACCTCAGGTAATTATTCAGTTGCTGTGACAGATGCGTATGGATGTACAAAATCCGCAGAAGGGTCAATAACCAATGTTAATCAAATTGGTTTAGGAGTTATTACTTCAACACCACCGTCATGTCTCCAAAGTAATGGTACTATTAGTTTAACCATTACAGGGGGAACCGCACCATATTATTATTCGGCCTCAACAGGAAATGTTGAGGTATCGTATAGTAAGACATTTTCAATTTCGGGTTTATCGGCAGGAAATTATAACTTCCAAGTAACTGATGCAGGATTCTGTCAAACATTTGCAGGAACAACATTACAAACACCTGGAGGAATAACTTCAGTATCTGTAAATAATCAAAATTCAACTTGTTCAAGTGTTGATGGGTCAATTCAGATTTTAGTCGTCGGAGGTACAACGCCATACACCTACACTTTAGTGTATCCTTCAGGTGCTCAAACAAACATTAGTAACTCCCAAACAACTCAAGTCTTTGACGAATTAGGCACAGGGACATATACAGTTGCGGTTTCTGATGCCACAGGATGCTCATTTATTCAAGAAGTAACTATCATTGCCGAAAATAAATTTACAATATCAACGGAGGTTGTTTCAACGAGTTGTAACCAAAATAATGGACAAGTGACCGTCTATTCAACAACAGGGGGAACAATGCCTTTAGACTACTCGGTTGATGGAATATTTAATGTAATCGACACAAGTTTAAGTGCGGTAACCTTCAATAATTTACCTGCAGGAACACATACCGTGACAGTAACAGATTCAGATGGGTGTGTTCAAACTTCTAACTTTTTAATCCCATTCAGCCAACGTTTGGATTATTCATTGTATACGACTTCTTGTGGAAGTGGTAATAGTGGACAAATAACCGCATTTATTAGTTCAGGTGAGCCTCCATTTAGTTTCAATTGGTCTAATAACGTACCAAACGAACCACAACAAATTCAAGTAACAGGATTAACAGGCGGGACATACAGTTTAACGGTTGTTGATGCAAATGGATGTACTCTAACAAGAAACGCAACAATAACATGTAATACAAACTACACTTCATATCAAACGTATGTTATGGGGGCAGAAGTATTCAACATTACCTCACCAACTAAATTTGGATTATTACAAATGTTGAATGAAGGATTTTATGATTTAACTACAGGAAACACAAGTTGTAATTTGATTAGTGCGACTTTTACCGCTAAAGTTTTGGTAAATCCCGCGGGACTAACAACACAACAAAACTTCTTTACATCAACATCTTTAGTACAAGCTCCAAGTGATAACTCTTGGTATAATACGGTCAAATCGTTACTACTAAGCGTGCCAGGTGTTGGTGACGTAATTATAGACCAATTAAATAATCAAATAACAATTGAAACAAGTAGAGATAATACGTCATTGCAAGGGCAAGAAATTATTATCGACTTAGTGATTGTTTACGACATAATCTGTTTATCATGACACAAGTTAGAATAACCGAAATATCAGGAAGTACTGCGTATCCGTTTAGTGTTTACATATCGGATGTTTATGGAAATTATCAAACTTTGATTGGTACCATAAGTACTGCGGTCCCACCTACAGTTTATTATAACACAGTAATACCTTCAATTTTTCAGACTGCTCCTCAAATAATGTTGACATTAGTTGACTCCAATAATTGCACTGTATTTAAAATTTTAGACTGCACATTTGGATGTACTTTCCAAATTACAATTGAATTGGCGTCTTGTATTGTGAACATTGATATTCAAGAATCAAATTGTGATTTCAACATATATTCGAGTGATATATGATGTAGTATGATAGTTATTTAAAATAAAAACAAATCCATTTTATTATTTTTAATATTGTTAGTAAGGAATTAGAATAGTTGTGGTATTTATTTAATAAAAACTGCGGATGTCCACTTATAATATTCTTGTCACAAATAACGCTCCAGGATGTGATACCGAAATTGAACAACAATTAACGGTAACAGGGTGTACCACATACATTGTTAGATTAGCTTCTAATTCAAATGCTCTTGGTCCATTTAATATTTATGTAGACGATATTATCTACTATTCTGCGGCATCAAGAAACGATATGTTTAATGGTATTGTTGTTACTTTAGAATGTGTAACACCAACACCCACACCAACTCCATCGGCAACACCAGGAGCAACAAATACTCCAACTCAAACTAATACACCAAGTCAAACGGCTTCCTCAGGCGCTAGCCCTACCCCAACTGAAACCGCAACTCAAACACCAACAGTTACTCCAACAACTACACCTACAAATACCGTAACAAATACGCCAACTGAAACCGTAACTTCAACTCCGACAAATACTGAGACTCCTACAAACACGCCAACTAATACAGAAACTCCAACACAGACTCCAAGTGAGACTCCTACAAACACGCCAACTAATACTGAAACGTCAACACCAACTCCAACAGAAACGCCTACAAATACACCAACAAATACTTCAAGTGTAACTCCGACTAATACAGAAACTCCAACACAGACTCCAAGCGAGACTCCTACAAATACGCCAACAAATACTGAGACTTCAACACCTACAGTAACACCAACTAATACCGCAACTCCTACAAATACACCAAGTGAGACTCCAACAAGTACTCCAACTGAAACACCAACTCAAACTCCAACAGTTACAAGTACACCTACTGAAACCGCAACATCAACACCTACTGAAACCGCAACATCAACACCTACTCCAACTAATACTGCAACGGTTACTGCAACGGCCACTGAAACGTCGACTATGACGCCGACGCCAACTAATACTGCAACCGTAACTTCAACACCTACTGAAACGCCAACAAATACACCAACTGTAACACAAACACAGACACCAACTAATACAACAACGCCAACTAATACACCTTCACCTACACCAACAAACGCTCCGTTATTCGCTTATGTATTCATGGATACAGGTGCAGCAATACCTAGAACTAATTTGTCTAATTGGATGATTTCACAAGGATTTGTTGCCCCTGGACAATTCAAAGGATTTAACGTTGCAGGTTCTTCTAGTCCATCTACAGTTCAAGGAACATTTGATGCTCAGATGAACGCATACATTGCTTATTCAGGATGGACAGGAAGTTTAGCGACAGGAGATGAACCAGCAATCATAACGGCACCAATATCAACAACATCTGGTGGTAATGATGCCTATGGCAATCCTATCGTGGCATATACATTCCAAACTGTTCAAATACCTATCGGAGCATTTACAGCAACAAGTTGGGTTACAGTATTTGTTTCAACGGGAGCAACAAACGGACAAAAATATTCTACAGTTAAGAACGGTACATCGTCTGGAGGTATGGTATCAAGAACAGTGAGTCCAACTTATAACAGTTTAATAATAAACTATTCAGGAAGTACAAATCTTCCTGCTGGAACATATAGAATGTATACAACATTTAATGGAACATCATTCCAATTATCAACAGGATTTTTACCAAACTATTTCCAAGGAGGAACTTTAGTTTAGTGACACAAATATTTGTAGAATAAAAAGATAAAATAAAAAAAAAGATAAAATAAATGAGCTTTAATTATAAAAACCCGACATCCGACACTGTAGTTGCGGCACCATTTTCTGTTGAAAGAATTTCAGACAGCGGAGTAAATTTTAGTGTAAACACTGTTGGTGGATACATGGAAGTATGGGAACATGCCGATTTAAACTGGACTATTCCAATAGACACCTATAATGATGGAGGACAAGTCAGTTTTTCAGGAAATGTAATACCTATAAGTTTTATTTGTGGGGGATATGCGTCACCACCACCTGTAATTAATCAGTTAAATTTATTTAACGATGGAATTTCAAGTGGAAGAAGAAGACTTGGAATGTTGGTATTTGTTCAACAAGCTCAAACAACCTACCAATTTTCAATTCCTAACTATTCAAGTTTGTGGACTATTGCGGAAGCTGATGGTGATATTACTGAGGGAGATTATGGATATCAAGTTGTAAATATTGGAGCTGGAGGAACAGCCCTTATGGATGCTTGGACAGGTTCAACAATCGAAGGTGTTAGTGGAGTAACAAGAGAAAATGCAAGATGGAGAATTGCTGACTTAAACGATACTATCATAACAGGTGGTACATATTTTTCGGCAACAACTACATTACAATTATACGAAAACAACGGACAAACAATCTCAATCACAGGATTTACAGGAACGGTAACGGGAGGAACTTATAATAGTGGGACTTCAACGTTATCTCTTAATAATAGTGATGGTAGTGTAGTATCAATTACAGGTATAACTTCAGGGTCTGGCTCAGCCTTATCAGTTGGAGACGGTGGAACACCAGTTACTTCTGTTTCAGGAATTACATTCAGTGGGGCATCGGTTATAGATGATGGTGGTGGAAACATTACAGTAGTAATAACAGGAAATACTGGAACATCTGGTACTTCAGGAACTAGTGGTACTTCAGGAACTAGTGGTACAGATGGTACTTCAGGAACTAGCGGTACATCAGGTACTAGTGGTACAGACGGTACTTCAGGAACTAGTGGTACATCAGGTACAGATGGTACTTCAGGAACAAGTGGAACTAGCGGAACAGATGGTACGTCAGGAACAAGTGGAACTAGCGGAACAGATGGCACTTCAGGAACTAGTGGTACATCAGGTACTAGTGGAACAGACGGTACTTCAGGAACTAGTGGTACATCAGGTACTAGTGGAACAGACGGTACTTCAGGAACTAGTGGTACATCAGGTACAGATGGTACTTCAGGAACAAGTGGAACTAGCGGAACAGATGGTACGTCAGGAACAAGTGGTACTTCAGGTACAGATGGTACTTCAGGAACAAGTGGAACTAGCGGAACAGATGGTACGTCAGGAACAAGTGGTACTTCAGGTACAGATGGTACTTCAGGAACAAGTGGAACTAGCGGAACAGATGGTACGTCAGGAACAAGTGGTACTTCAGGAACAAGTGGAACTAGCGGAACAGATGGCACTTCAGGAACTAGTGGTACATCAGGTACTAGTGGTACAGACGGAACTTCAGGAACTAGTGGTACATCAGGTACTAGTGGTACAGACGGAACTTCAGGAACTAGTGGTACATCAGGTACAGATGGTACTTCAGGAACAAGTGGAACTAGCGGAACAGATGGTACTTCAGGAACAACAGGAACTAGTGGTACTTCAGGTACTAGTGGAACAGATGGTACTTCAGGTACTAGTGGAACAGATGGTACTTCAGGAACTTCAGGAACTAGTGGTACAGACGGAACTTCAGGTTCATCAGGAACTAGCGGAACAACAGGAACTAGCGGTTCTTCAGGAACAACAGGAACTAGCGGTTCTTCAGGAACAACAGGAACTAGCGGTTCTTCAGGAACATCAGGAACTAGTGGTACTTCAGGAACTAGTGGTACAGATGGAACTTCAGGAACTAGCGGTACAGATGGAACTTCAGGTTCATCAGGAACTAGCGGAACATCAGGTTCAAGCGGTACTTCAGGTTCTTCAGGAACTTCAGGTTCATCAGGAACTAGTGGTACAGATGGTACTTCAGGAACTAGTGGTACAGACGGAACTTCAGGTTCTTCAGGAACTAGTGGTACTTCAGGGTTAAGTGGTGTAAATGGTACGTCAGGAACAAGTGGTACTTCAGGAACTAGTGGTACAGATGGTACTTCAGGAACTAGCGGAACAGATGGAACTTCAGGAACTTCAGGAATTGATGGGACTTCAGGAACTTCAGGAACAACAGGAACTAGCGGAACAGATGGTACGTCAGGAACAACAGGTACAAGTGGTTCTTCAGGAACAAGTGGTACTTCAGGAATAGATGGAACTTCAGGTTCTTCAGGAACAACAGGAACATCAGGTTCATCAGGAACTAGCGGAACATCAGGTTCAAGCGGTACTTCAGGAACAACAGGAACTTCAGGTTCATCAGGAACTAGCGGAACTTCAGGAATTGATGGGACTTCAGGAACTTCAGGAACTTCAGGTTCAAGTGGTACTTCAGGAACTAGCGGAACAACAGGAACTTCAGGAATTGATGGGACTTCAGGAACTTCAGGTTCATCAGGAACTAGCGGAACTTCAGGTTCAAGTGGGACTTCAGGAACTTCAGGTTCAAGTGGTACTTCAGGAATTGATGGGACTTCAGGAACTAGCGGTACAACAGGAACTAGCGGTACTTCAGGAACTAGCGGAACAACAGGAACTTCAGGTTCAAGTGGTACTTCAGGAACTTCAGGTTCAAGTGGTACTTCAGGAATTGATGGGACTTCAGGAACTAGCGGTACAACAGGAACTAGCGGTACTTCAGGAACTAGCGGAACAACAGGAACTTCAGGTTCAAGTGGTACTTCAGGAACTTCAGGTTCATCAGGAACTAGCGGAACAACAGGAACTTCAGGTTCTTCAGGAACTAGCGGTTCTTCAGGAACAACAGGAACTAGCGGTTCTTCAGGAACATCAGGAACTAGCGGTTCTTCAGGTACAACAGGA